TACTCTGCCGCTTCAAAAGAAAACTCTAATTTATATTCGTTACTGTTTACTGTAATTGTTTTCATATTCATTACCTGTCCTTTTCGCTTTATATAGGACAGGGACGGCATTTCTGCCGCCCTGCCATATTATTTACTAACTATCAAATTACTACGGCTGTTTTTGTATCCTCGTCAGTCGCAACAGCCTTATTTGTTTTTCCGGACTGACTTACGATTTTTTTGATAATGTAATTGATGTCGGATAACCGTTCTCATCTTCTGTTACCGCAACGTCATAGTCTTTATGAATCCAACGCGGCACTGTTGAAATAGCAATGTTGCAAGTACCTGTTAAATGGTCGTCTGTAGCTTCGTCCGGCGCGAATGATTCAGAGCCGATAAAACCACAAATGCCCTCTTTACCTTTGCCGTCTGTGCCATAAAGAACAACAATGTCTAACTTTTCGTCTTCAATCTCAACTAAATTGTCAAGATATTCGCGTTCAAATGCACCGCTTACAGCCATTGAACCCGCCGCGCGTCTTCCGGGTTCTTGCGTTTCGACTAAATCTTCAAGCGTAGACGTATCAACCATGTTGCGCTCACCTACCGGTGACGGAATACTTTTTGCTCTAATCAACAGGTTGTATGTGCCAGCCCAGTAATCGCTTTCGTTGCTTTCTTTGGTCTTTTTCCTGTAAATAATTCTACTTTTTAAACCTGTAGCCATGTTTACCTCCTAAAAAATTGCATAAAAATAAGAGCCTTTCGGCTCTTTGTAAATTGCTATAAAATGTCATTCCACCCAAATTTGCGCTTTGCACGGAAAGTTGCTGTCCACAGATTTCCCTCTTTTCGTACAAACGGCATGGGCTTTATCTTAAACAATCGTTTCTTGTACAAATCCGCTATAACATTGGATACTTGCAATGCCTCGCTTCTGCTTCGGTTTGTTGTTACTGTTACCTGTGCTGTAAAGTCTACAGTATTAATTCTGTCAGCTTCTAAATCGCTGTTTGTTTCAGTCGGTTCAACAGACTGTATTAATACCGTCGGAAACACCGGTGTATCGCTCGATTCTT